GGGGAGGTTTTCACAGCCTTCAATGCAGCGTCTATATTTAAAGGGCTAGTCCGTAGTTATACACTACGAGGCGGAAAGTCTAAGCAGTTCTTATTAACAGGAACACTTAGCGCAGGGTGAATGTGTTGCCCTGGATAAATCGGATGAACTCAGAGAAACCTAAGTCAAGAGATAAGGCAATTCTGAGCCAAGCCCTTCAAGCGTGAAGGGAAGGTGCAACGACTACATGGTGGAACACGCTTGTTCCGTAATACATGAATAGCGTCCGACCTAGATGATATAGTCTGACCCCTATTAAAGTAGGGATTTATTTGTTCACACCCCAGGTACTCCAATATTAGGAGATACCTCACTCAAGGCTAATGAGAAAACTATCAATGCAGATGACCTACTTGTAAGTAGCCAATTTGTGTATAGCCTTGATGAATTACTTTCGCAGTACTCGACCAGATCTGAAGTAAGTAAGCAGATCGGTGAGGCTTTAGCAAAATTCTATGACCTTAGAATTGCTAGAAAGCTTGACATGGCATCCAGAGAAGCATCAGTAGTAACTGGTGAGCCTGGAGGCTTTGAAGTATCAATCGGTTCCTCTAACCAGTACAACGCTCAGAAGATCGTAGACGGTCTATTTGAAGCAGCTGCTGTATTAGACGAGCGCTCAGCTCCCCAGGAGGGTCGTTGCTGCGTTTTAAATCCAAGGCAATACCTAGGACTTATAAGTGCCGTAGATACAAATATCCTCAACAGAGAACTTGGTGCATCTCAAGGAGACATCAACTCTGGTAAAGGTTTATATAGTATTGCTGGAATACGTCTATATAAATCAAACAATCTTCCATTTATGGCTGCTTACAACTCAGCTGTTACTGGTGAGAACAACGACTATGCAGATGCAAATGCTACCTGCTGTGGCCTTGTCTTCCAAAGAGAAGCCGCTGGAGTTGTTGAAACTCTTGGACCATCCATCGAAACTACAAGTGGAGATTTCGGGGTTCAGTACCAAGGAGATTTAGTTGTAGGAAAGCTCAGCATGGGTGTCGGATCTCTCCGTACTTCTGTAGCTGGTTCTCTACAAGCTCAATAATATTTATGCCCTTGGAGCTTCGGCTCCTCGGGGCTTACCATTCCCTAGAAAATAAATGGCCTTTAAGCTTACAAAATTATCCGCCGTAAATATAATCCTATCAAACATAGGACAAGCACCTCTTGCAAGTCTTACGACTTCCAATCCCTTAGCTACTCTTGCTACAAGCATGATAGATGAGGTAAACCATAACCTCCAGTCTGAGGGTTGGGTGTTTAATACTGAGCAAGATTATCCTTTCGTTCCAAATACAAATAAAATTATTGAGATACCAGCTAATGTTTTGTCATTAGATAAGGTTGAATGGTCAACCATTGAGCCAATTATTAGAAAGCCAGCTGGAGCGTCTAATCAACAACTTTATGATAAAAGGAATCATACATATACATTTGATGAAACCCAATACTTGAAAGTAATTTGGTACTTTGAATTTGAAGATCTACCCGAAGTCTTTAAGCAATACATCACTATTAGAGCGGCAAACTTATTTGCTAATAGAGCTGTAGGTTCCAACGAAGTAGTTAAGTACTCTGAAAATGAAGAGGCTAATGCTAGAGCTGCAGTAATGGAATACGAAACTCAACAGGGGGATTACAACATATTCAATGATTCAGCAGGTGGAAAAGAATTTCAATCATACCTACCTTATAACGCTATTAAGAGATAAACATGGCTGCAGTTTCACAGACAATACCTAATTTGTTAGGTGGGGTTAGTCAGCAACCAGATCCAATCAAACTACCTGGACAAGTTAGAGAGGCAGTTAATACTTATTTAGATCCTACATTTGGATGTAAGAAAAGACCCCCTACAGAGTTTGTAGGATTACTTGCTAACAACGTCCCAACAGATGCAAAATGGTTCCCTATCTTTAGGGATAATAATGAGAAGTATATAGTTGCTATCTACAAATCAGGTAGTCCTGCAGTTATTACTGTTAAAGCTTGGGATGCAACAACAGGAGCCACTCGTGCAGTAACAGTTGACGCTAGTGCTCAGACCTATCTTGATACCACAGACTTAAATAGTCTTCATACATTATCTCTTTCTGACTATACATTAATTTCTAATAGTCAAAGGGATGTCAGCATGAACCAAGTTCAACTGACAACTACTAAAGAAGAAGCCCTAGTCGTTATTAATTCAGTTGCTTATAACACTACTTACTCTATTGATATAAATAGAGATGGTAATACAGCACAAACCATAGTCTATAGCGCATCAGAGTTAGAGATTACTCCTGGTTCTTATGAGGTGGCTGATGGTGGTGGATGTTCTCAGCACTCAGCTGGAGACCATACTTCCTCTGCTACAGGTAAAACAGGACTTCAATATCGAATTAATAACCAATGTGCTGCCTATTATGATGAAGAATCTAATGCTTATATCTCCAGATATAACGCTAAGGTTATTCTTAAAAATGGTGGTGTTGGTTGGAGAGTAGGAGATACAGTCACAGCAACTGAAGATGGTAAAACATTTACTATTCGAGTTAGTAAAGAGAAGTTTGAATATACCTATGCAAGTGATGGAATAGCTACCTTCACAACCCCTAGTAATGCCAGCTCAGGTACGTTAACGATAGGTGACATTATCACCAATCTAAAGAATGCAGTTAATGCTTTATCTAATTATACCTGCGATAGTATTGGTAATGTTTTAAGAATTAAAAGAAGCGATACCAGATCATTCAACGTAGCTGTGCGTGGTGGTACTACCAATATGGCTATGACCGTAGTAAAAGATACGGCCAATGACATTACAGAATTACCATTCCAATGTTTCCCAGACTTCCAGTGCAAAGTAAATAATACTGCTGATAGTGAGTCAGATGATTACTATGTCAAGTTTGTCCCAGATGCTGCAGGTATCCCTGGAGCTGGATCATGGGAGGAAACAGTTAAGCCAGGAATAGAAACAGGTCTGAACTCCTCAACAATGCCTCATGCCTTAGTCAGACAGGCTAATGGTACCTTTACGCTTGGACCCCTTAATAGTTCATCAGCATTTGGAGGCTGGGCTAGTAAGGGAGTAGGAGATGAAGCTAGTAACCCCAACCCATCTTTTGTAGATCAAGGTATAGCTAATATGTTCTTCTTTGGAAACCGTCTTGGATTCCTAAGTGAGGACGCAGTAATCCTTAGTCAGCCTGGAGACTACTTTAACTTCTTCCAGACATCAGCTATTACTGTTAGTGATTCTGACCCCATAGATTTAACAGCTTCTTCTACCAGACCAGCAATACTTCAATCAGCTGTAGGTACCCCAAAAGGTTTAGTGTTATTTGCTGAGAATGCTCAGTTTCTAATGGCATCTCAAGATGTAGCCTTTGGACCTTCAACAGTAAAATTAACTGAGATTTCTTCTTATGCATATAGGTCAATAACCGAGCCTCAAAGTACTGGTGTTAGTGTCATGTTCGTAACTGAGGCAGATACCTACTCTAAGATTCTAGAGATGGCTGTGGACTCTGTAGATAACAGACCAACAGTTGCTGATAACACAAGAATAATTCCAGAATATATTCCTCCAGCTTTAAAATGGGCAACCAATAGTCCAAATAATAGTTTGCTCTTTTGGGGTGATAATACAAACACTGTATATAACTTTAAATTCTTTAACCAAGGAAGAGAAAGGCAGATAGCAGGTTGGAGTAAATGGACGTTCCCTACATCCGTTAGGATGATGGGCTTTGATAATGACACCGCTTATATAGTTTGTTTTGATGGTACAAATTCTATTCTCCTTAAAATGGAGTTGCTGGATGATCCAGAGACAGCTCCAATCACAACTACATTTAATAGTAAATTTCTTCCAAGATTAGACTTTATTCACTATAAAGCAGATGTTACTACTAGTGTTTCTGGTTCTAATACCAAAATATACTTTCCAGCTGGAGGGTTTATAACGGGTGCTACTCCTGTATTTATTATCACTAGTGGTAGTGATGCAGGTTATTTCTTAAGACCAAGCATTCAAACAGATAGCGGAGGAAAATATATAACAGTTGCCACTTCATTAACAACAGCAAATTATGTTATTGGATTGCAATACAGAATGAGCGTATCTTTACCATCATTCTATGTAACTAATGAAGGGAGAGCTGACAGAATAGATAACCCAGTTGTAGAAATGCTGAGATTAGATCTCTACTACTCTGGTAGGTATCAAGTAGAAATTGAAAGATTAGGATATACAAACTGGACCCATGATATAGATATTGCTCAAGCAAATTTATACCTAGCAAACAAGCCTGCAATAGCTGAAGTCATAACTAAAGATGTACCAATTTTCTGTTTAGGGAAAGATGCCAAAGCAAGTATCTATGCAGACGATCCAACCCCAGCATCTATTACTAGTTATTCATGGCAGGGTCATTACAACAAACGAGACGTAATCCAACTTAAAGGTTAGAAATGAAACCGTATTACCGTGATGCCACAACCAAAGATGCGATACTTTTAGCTAATAATCTTCGGAAAGAAGATCGAGAAGAGCTTGAGGGTGTAGGACATAAAAATGTTTTACTAGCCCTCATTTTCATAGTTCAGATAAGTGAAACAGCTATAGCCTTTTTTGATGAAGATGATTCATTAGGAGGTATTGGAGGAATATTGCCTGACCCTAGAGATGGGGTGGCAATTGTTTGGATGTTATGCACTCCAATAGTTCAAAGAAAACCCCATACATTTATCAGACACTTAAAGCGTTTCCTTAATGAACAGCATGAGTATCGGATGCTATGGAATATCGCAGATGCGAGAAATAAATTTCACCATAAATTACTTAAATTATTAGGTTTTAAATGTTTAAGAATGACATATCAACCCCCGTATGGATTGCCGTATTTGGAGATAGTTAAATTATGTGCCCAGTAACAGCCGCCATGGCGGGAAGTGCAGGTGCTGCTTTGAGTGCAAATATTGCAATAGCTGGATTAGCCGTTAGTGCTGTTAGTACTGGTATAGGAATGTACCAAGCTCAGCAAAATATGCAGTTCCAAGCTGCATCAGCTAGACAGCAGCAAGACCTTTCATATAGACAAGCTCAACAGCAACAACGATTCCAGAACGAATCAATAGTCAACAAACATATAGGACAAGTCAAAGCACAACAAGCAGCCTCCAACGCTGCAAACATGGCTTGGTTCTATG